TGTTCCTTTATGGAGCTTTATTGCAGTATCTAAAAATCTGTTGAATGTTTCTGTTCCTTTAGCAGCTAGTTCTGGCGATAACGGCCCTATAACGAGTTTCCCACCAGATCTGAATACAGCCTTGGATTGATCTAATTTAGACGCAAAAGATCCGCTGTAAATATTTGTTAAATAAAATCTTTTAAAAACCTGATCCCAGAAACCTGTACTTTTAGCTATGAAAGAACCAAACTCAGGATCACCTTTTAATTTTTCTAAATTAGCTTTTGTTATTTCTAATTGAGCTTGAACTTGTGGATCCTGAGATGTAGTTAATGGTTGTTGTATAGCTTGTGATGATTGTTCAGGTTGTTGTGCTTGTGCTAAATCTTCTTGACCAGTCTCTTGAGGCTGCTCTCCACGCATTAATGCTTCGATTTTTTGTCTTGCATCAGGACTTAAAGAATTTACTTGATCTTGATTAATATAAGAGGCTCCTCTTGCGCCTCCCGGCATAGGAGCACCCGGAGTTAATCTAGCAATACCAACACTTACTTTTTGACCTCTTACAGATTTGTAAATACCTATATCACCCGAATACGGAGCGGGAGAACTTGCAGTCGCTTGAGTATTCTGAGCTTGTTGTAATGCATCTTCTATAGATGCATTTGGATTGACTGCTGCCTGCTCTGTTATTAAGCTGACGCTAAATTTGCGTTTCTTTATTAATTGATAACTATTTAGAAGTTCTTCGAAATAATTCATATATTAAAAGACCCACCCAGCCTGAACTGGATGGGTCAGTTTCTCCATCTAATTATAGATCAAGTATTTGTGTTAGCGTTTTGAACAATGAAATCGTAACGGAATACCACTTCAATTGTATGGAATTCGTTAGTTGAATAGTTAAATTCAGCTTGCTTCCAAGACTTAGGATAAATTCCGTAAAGTCTTGTAAACGACATTGGTTTGCCTTTATTGTCTAATTGAACTATATCAGCAACTGTTTTAAAGTTTCCAGCGACCTTACCAGTGGTAACTTGTCTAGCCTGCTCAAACTCTCCTGTAACTGGATTATAAATATTTTGTAACCAGTTGTAAAGTAATGACCCCATTTTTGATTTGTATAGGTTATCAAATATAACTGTCAATTCGTCAGGACTAGCTTTTCCGGGGTAAAATACTTTATCGTTAACACGGTGAACTTCTATATCTTCTACTGTAAAACCAGTTTGGGAAACTGATTTTGCAGCCAAGGTCAAAGGACGATCAACACCATTTGCTGCATCAACGGGAACATTGTAGAATGTGATTTCCCATTGATACGCACGCACGGAATCGAGATCCTGTGATACCATGGGCAAACTCTTGCCCTTAAGACCACGGTTTTGTGATGTGATGAATAATGGATTATACATAGTCTATATCTCAGCCTCCTAGTTTAGCCGATTGATTTGTAACATTTATTTCGAAGACGATGATTTCTGCGGTCTTCGTTGGTTTGAGCAATATCTTACACCAGAGTTCGTTACGATCTACTCTGACAGGAGTATTGGTTGTTTCATCGCAAACAACCTTGTACTCAACGATACCTCTTCTTCTACGAATATCATCAAGAATGGGATCTACTACACCAACAATATTTTCCCAAGTGATAGGATCATTTGGTTCAAATACGAAGGTTTGAGTGCTCGCTAATAGAACTTTGCGTAAGTAAATCATTAATCTACGAACATTAATTCTATCTAAAGCGGTGGGTGCGCGTTGTGCTGTCCGTTGACCGAAGATTGTAATTCCACGCTGAGGGAATTCAACTATTGGGTTGACTATGTTCCCACCACTGTAGAGAGAATCACGATCACCTTGATTTAGGACTACATCCACATCTATTGGCTTAGTTAATCTACCGCGCTGGAATCCAGCGGGAGCAAACCATGGATCCGCAATTGAATCCGTGTAGCACATTTGACGAGCAGCATAAATAGTTGGGTCGTACCAACGATCAATTCCGTCAAACACACTGTAAACTTTTACCCAAGGCCAGAAGACTGCACCATAGCTGCTATTGATAGATGCAGTTCTTGTTTCGCTTCTACCATTAGTCCAGTCGATAGCTTCTTGAACCGTGTCAACTGATCCATAAGGAGGAGCGACTAAAGCCAAGAAGTTTTGAGTTTGTTCAGCTAAAGTAATCAATGAGTTTTGTAAACTTTGGTTATTTAATCCGGGGGTTAAAGCTATGGAAATGTTCAGCGTATCATCATCGAGAGCGTATATACCCGTCTTTGGTGTCTGTGATGGATCACCGATTAAAGCTAAGGCATTGGTATCATCGTCATTTGATGTACCGTTTGTGCCTGCTGATAAACCATAAGTGCCTTCTATTGGCTTGACGAACATTCTAGCAGATACTGCACCGTTACCGCCTTGTCCTGCTCCAACAATTGAAGCAACACCGAGATCGCTAAGAGGATCAGTGAAGGCACCTAGTGGCACAGCAGCTATATCAGCACGAGATGCTCCTGATACAATATATCCCTTTATTACTTCTGATGTGGTATTTTCTGATCCCGTATTTATAACTTCTTCTATGAAGGTATATTGATTTATTAGGTCAGCTTTAAATGTTTCTAACGCAGCACCATTTTGATTTACTTGAGCTACGAATTTTTCTCCACCTACGCTGTTAATCTCGAAAGAGTTACCTGTTGTAGCACCTGTGGAGTCTGTGCTTAAATTGTATCCATTACCGGGGTAAAGAGATTCAACATAATAACCAACTGAACTTGCTCCTGTTGTGGCGAAGGAAGTTCCAAGCACATGGACAGTGGAAGCCAAGTTTGCTGAGAGAGATCCAGCAAAATTAACGGCAGCTAAAGCTGATACACCCGTGGTGTAAGCAGCATCAGCATATGCTGTGACTGAAAGTGCAGCACCAGATCCTGCCCACGCTCCAACCAAGAAGCCGGAAGCTACTTGAGAGTTAGAGTAGAAAATTCCTACTTTATCAGAATCAAGGCTACCACCTATTACTGTTTTTAATGCTAACGCTTGACCACCAGAAGCAGTCGCAGCTACAGTTCCTGAGGGTATGGCGAATTCTTTAGTAACTAAATATTGATTCACCCCAGCACTATCGCTAACATTTACTTTTAAATAAATGCTTGCGCTAACACCTAATCCACTATTTGTAAAGCAAACAGCAGGGCAACCGCCCAACGGAATTAAGGCAGACGCCTCTGTTGCGGTATTCGTCACGCCCCGAACAAAGTAAACTTTATTTGTGGCTTCTAAAATTTCAATTGCACCTTCTAAGGCTTGTCCGGGAATGCTCTCACTGGGCTTGCCGAAAGTATTAATTAACTGTTGTGGTGAAGTTATTAATGTAGCTTCATTGACAGGGCCTTTAGAAGCAAATCCAACTAAACCTACGATAGAAGAATCTATCGTTGGCGAGTATTCGCTAATGTCTTTTTCTATTACATAAACTCCGGGAGAAACGATATTAGCCATAATTTAATCCTTATCTGTAATCTGAGACTTTAATCATCCGCCTTCTATGTAAGTTTTTAACCATTTTACTTATGTAAGAGGCAGGGATTACTATACTCTGTTGTGGCTCTAAACGATACATTTTATTACCCTCAGGGGTAATAAAACATAGCTGTAGGGACTGTAGACATTCATTTATTATCTGTTTCATAGCTATAAGTATCTATCCTCGACTATAATCTATTTTTAGAATAATTTTTTAGGTGTTATTTCCATTAATTCCTAACACATATTGAATATAAGCAATTAAGGGTGCTACATTATATAAGCCAACCACACTAGGAGTATTAACATCTTTATCACTAGGTGTAATAATTCTAGTTCTTTCTAAGGCGCGTTGCATAGTTGTGTTATAATCCCCTGCCGTCCACGCAGGATCTAAAATGGTATTTATAACGCTATAATTTGATTTGAACCAAGCTGCCCTGTTTAAATATTCATTAGATGATGTTAAATTAGATATATTATCTCCTGCTGTTATTATGGCTGCGATAGCTAATGTATATTCACCGTCACTCCGCAAGAAACCTGATCTAGACGGCATATTATTAAAATCGCCGCCCGAATATCCTCTTGCAGGATTGCCTATCGTGAAATTACCATTTCCGTTTAAATTAGTTCCTCTTTTCCATGCAGGATAATACCAAGAATTAGTATTAGACAATATAAAGTGAGGGGGTCCGCCTTCTGTTTTTGTCGGATCAACATTACCTAAAAGTGCCCCACCAATTGTATGCCGAGATAAAATATTTCTATCCGCCAAAGGATTTTTAGTAAGTTCACTTCGTAAAGTTCCACCATCATAGTTATTTAACAATTCAGGCAACTCTGGCATTTCAGCACACCCAGAAAAATTATAAAAAGCGTCTTTAAATAAAGTCCTAGCAACAGAACTACAAGCATAGTTTAATCCGCTAGCAATAATTGGATCAAATTCTTTTACTGATTTTGCTAAACATCTAAACATGTAGACTTGATAATGCGATTGCATTACAGTTACCCAAAGAGAACTAGCGTTGAAGATGCCTCCTTGAGCATAAATACTAGAATCGCCAGTTTTACTTAAAGTTGGGTAAGCTACTGGTGGTGGGTCTTCCCAAGTCACACTATTACCAACAGGGAAAGATTTGCCTGAGGGGTTGAATAAATAATAAGACCTATCCGACTGGGACGGAATAGAACTAAAGGTATTCCCAGCCGCCAAAATTTCAATTACATTATTCGGATTTGGATCTGCACCTGTACCAATGTGCAATCCTCCAATTAACCCATTCTCTCTGATAAATGAATAATAAAGAGCACTAGATGCATAGTTGAATAAAAGCTGGTTTTTATTTCTCCAATCATTATTTGCTAATTGGTAATACATCGTTGGACCAGCAATACCAAATGCTAAAAATCTTACATTGGCAAAATTGCCAATAGAACCATTTCCATGCCCAGCGGGGGTGGTATTCAATACATTATAATATTGAGCAAGTGAGAAATCTTTACCATATGCCTGTCCCCCACCAGAATACACACTCACAGGAACAGGCATGTTTACTGAGCTAGGATATGGATTCATAGCAATTGCATAGAAACCAGCAATCGCTTCAAATTCCTCTTTCCACATTTCATCATTAGTTAATGTGGTAATGGCATGCATTAAAGGGAATATTCTACTAGTATGTTCCGAAGACGCTGGTCGATATCCAGCAATTACAGAATTGAATAGTTCCTGACCATTTATCGGCATGCTAAAATAAGAATATTTACATGCATTTACAAGCAGATAATTATCTGGATTTCCGTACTGGATAGTGCCATTATCATTTAAAATAGGGTCTGGTCTAAGTTTAGCTATATTATACCGAAGATCAGATTCATATGGCTCACATAATTTAGAATTTGATTTTCGTGCTCCATATATTTTTGGAAAAGAGAAGGGTCTACCATTCGAATCAACAGTTTTAAACGATGGATACCCACCGAAACAATATTCATAAATATCAGTTGGGGTAGTAGTGCTTGATGTTATTGCGTAATGATTCATCACCATGCCGGGATTAATTGCAACGCCAGAAAAATCATAAATGCCATAAAATCTATCGGTAGTAAAATTAGTTTCTGCATTAAGTAACCTTAAATATTTGTTATTTAAGAATAATCCTTTATACAAGTGAATAGTTGCTAATCCACCAATATCCATATTTTTGGATGCAAAGCAAGTAAACGGAGTTTTTATTCTTTTCATCCAAGTGTAATTAAAAGTATTTACATCATTACCTGTATAACCATTAAAATCTTGAGGATTGCTTATTACTTGATAGTTAATAAAATTAAATCCCCGGGTGCCTATGCCACCGTAGTTATTACCCATATTAGTGTCATTAGTTCGGTCGAATCTACAAAGGCCATATTTTGAGGTTTCTTCAAAGTGTTTATATAAATTATCAATTATTAAATTATATCCTGCCATCCCCGGTAACGATGTTTTTATTGGATATACTTGATGATATTTATTACCAATTGCAAAATCAAAATATGTACCAGCGAATGATTTTGTTGAAGTAAAATCATCTGTAATTAATGGAGCTAAATCTTTTGTGGGTCCCCATTTTGGTATTCTCCACCAAGTTCTTTGCCTACTTGGGAATGCAACATCCCCAAATTGACCTACTTCCTTTGCATATTCATAAGTAACATATTGATTATCTACTGGGAATAACCTAAATCTTCTATGGAATTTTTTCATCTTCCCAATACCATGAATATTGAAAGCCATTACTTTTTGATCCGCACTCAGATTTGCTCCGGGGAAATTAGTTTCTAATGGAACTATGTCATCTCGTGTGTTTCTAATTACCCACTCGGGGATACTTTCTTCAGGTATAACTAATCCGTATTTATCAACAGAACCATATGTGTTACCAGCATACACATTTGAATATCTTTCAAGCTCTGAAACAGCACTTACACCACTAGAAACTTCAAACCATAAATCAGAGTAATAGAAATTTCCTAACACTTGATTTTCATTTTGTAAAACTGTACCTATACCTTTGCCTGAATCTATATTTTGAAAATCATAATTTCCATTACTTATCCTAAAATCTAAACCAACTACAGGGTCATCTTTTTTTATAGTTAAGTAAACATGCACACCTAATGCAAAAGGTTTCTTTTCATCTGTAGGCGATGTAGTGCTCCAACTTTGAGGTAACATTCTGGTATAGAATCTGTACACCCTTTTGTAAGGACCATCTTTTAAAAGACTAGAAGTTGTCGCTGCACCAGACCAAATATTTCCTCTATATTGATAACCAGATAAATCTTTTACATAGAAATAAAGATTATCTTTAATGTAAGAAGGAATAGTTAATGTATCTGAGGGCAAAGTAGAACTAGTAGAATAAATGTCATAATATTGTATTCCGCCAGCAGCAGTGGTAATTGTAGTGGGGAATATAACATCCACAGTTTCTCTACCACCAGACGCATCACGAACTACATCATGTATCTGAGCTACAAATCCGCTTGAATTGAATGCAGTTGTCCCTGCACCAGAAACTAACCATCTTGTACGGCTTCCAAAAGTTGCAGCGGTAAAATCTCCAGAACTAGTCGGCATAACACAATTAATTACTGTGCTTGCCCCAACCACTGCACCTGAAGGAACTGTCCATGCAATTTGTCCTATGAAAGATGCACCTGAATCTGTTGGAATTGTTTTTGGATTAGTGACTGAATAATAAACTCTCTTAGTGTAGGTGTTATAATTTGTACTACTTGGTTGTGCAGATACAAAAAAAACACCGATACCAACATCTGATGCCAAAATATGTTTTGCAGTTATTTTACCATCAATAGCGTTTATTGAAAATGGTGTTGGGGCACTTGGAGCAAATCCAAAAGATGATGTTGAAAAACCGTCTGAAGGAACGCAAGTGGGTATTATTTCTTCAAATGGTGATCCTATTTGAATAAGCCATGGATTATCTACACTTAAACCATAAGAAAATGTTGGTGGTTGATCTGTGGTTCCTCCTGATCCCTTATCTGTAGTAGGTGGGTCAGTTGGACCACCGGGTGATATGGGAGCAGTTGTAGATTCTGTTTGCCAAGTTTCAACATTTCCAAAATCCACGGCTTGAATTGTCCAACTAAAAATAATTGAAAAATCATTTTGTTTTGTGATAGGTGAAAATTGTTTATATGCAACTAGGACACTTTCTTGTGTTCCGTCGATAGCCACATTATCCGAAAATAACCCAACTTCTTTTAATGTTACTCCATTAGCCATATTTTTATCAATGACTAAAGTAACTAATATACCTGCATCTTTTTTTATTGTCACTCTGCTATCAGGAATTTTTAAAAAGGATCCCTGTTCTGTAGTATACAATAAATCGCCAGTAGTAGAAAATTCATTTGTTACAGCTAACTGTGTGCGAGTTTCTAATGGTGTTCTTAAATTTTTACCATAAGAATCTTTACTTAAAGCAGAATTTAATTTAAAAAAATTGTAACGAGATTCTGATGTACTAGTATATCTTAAATAATCAACAACCCCTGTACCTAATTGAGCGTATCTGATAGAAAATGGATTCTTGGTATTTCTAGATCCTGAAGTCATCGCGGCAGCTAAAGTAATTCCCATACCGCGAGTAACTATGTTGTGATACTCTCCAACTTTTTCTACGAAGTCTCCGTAATCTTTATAAATTTCTAACTTGCCTCTTAAATTATCTAATGAAAACATATTACTGTATTTCCTTTACAAGGGTTACATCATTATAGAATCGTTCAATCTTGCCTGTAGATGTAATTAAAAACTTAGGGGTTGGAATATAAGTTTCGACTTGAATATTAAATCCCCTCATTAAAATCCTATCTTCCCTATCCCCCATATCAACACTAGATTCATTTGATTCTTCCTTAAGGATAGCTTTTGTGTTGTTTGCAAAACTGGTTTGTAATTCGTATGTTGGGTTAAATAACAAATAAATTTGTTCTGTTATTTGATCTAAATCACTTTTATATTTTGATAGTATTGTAATTTTGTAAGTAATATCTACTGGGCGAGGAGCTAGACTAACCACTCGTTTTGCTCTCTGTAAACGATCATCCCAGATAGATTCACTAACTATCATCGGGAAATATTTTTGACGATCAGTATTTAATGTAGTTGTAGGTTGTGCAACTGAAACAATAGGAAGAATTAAGTTATCCTCCTGAACCATTTTTGCAATTGAACGCTCCTGATTGGCGTGAATGCATTTTACTGAACGAATTTTATTTTCCGAATCAACTATTTTAAATCCAGAAAATAAATCCCTAATAGACCTTAAAGTATCTTTATAAACTAAAGATATGTTATTCTCAGCCTTGGATGCTTCAAATATAATTTCACGAATTCTGTAAGAGGCATCTTTGCCTAAGCTCAAATCAACAGAGTCTGCTGTTGATTCTACTATACTAGTATTAATTCCGCTCGCGGTCATCTACCCCTCCTAATTCATCACTAACATCTGTGAGTGGGGTAACCTGAATATCCTGCGAGTCACGAAGAACCTTGGCAGTACAAACATAATGGTAAACCCCATATGATTCAAAACTATCTTCCTGAACTTCATATATTTCATACATTATCTTCTGGAAATGTGGTTGAATCAAATCGCCCGGTATTGGAGTGCGGCCTATTCTGCGCTCTATGTATGATTTATTGAAAGTAAATATTTGATCATTGGTTAATTGAATACCAAATTGACTTAAATTTTCTTCAATTACTTTTGGATCATAGTGTGCATACAAAATTATTGGTGACCTAGCGATAGCTTTATTTTTTTGTTCCATGTATACGCTATCGTATTCTTGGGATCTATTGTATTTAAAATAATTTATCTTAGATCCTGCCAAGCGAATTTGTTCATCATCGACCAGATTAAAAAACCCAATGTCTGGATTTCTCTGATCAAATAAACTAAGTTCGCTGTCAGCATTATTAGATTCGACATCAGGAACTTGTGTCGTTACTTTGAAATTTTTCTTCATCAGTACAGACTAAATCCGGGTGGTTCTTCAAACTCATCCATGAGTTGTTTATCTAACATTTGTATTTCTTTTTCACTTTGTTGAAGTAGCATGTCACCATTCAATTGTGAACCGCCTCCGGGTCCGGGCAAAGTTTTATACTTGCCACGAACTTGGCCTAATATGCCTTTTGCAATTGCCAGTGCATATCTTTGTATGAAATTCTTATACGCTGGGTGTATTGTACCTGAATCTAAAGCACGGTACTGAACTATAACTGTCTCCCCGGTTGTTGCTGGAACAGGGTATATTTGCAAGTATTGATTATTAACTATGTCGAACATACCATCTTGACCAAGAATTTTTCTCATGGTTTCAAGACTCATCTGCAACAGGTTAAATTCTCCTATACTAAAATCGTTGAACAAGAAGTTCTGTTGGAAGTATTTTAAGAAATAGTCTTGTTCCAAAGTTTGTCCCATGCCGGGGATTCCAATCAAGTCTTTTTTGTATACTACATAAACCAAATTATCTAAAACATAATTTGGTAATTCATAAGTGTTAACCCCAGCAGTTGTGCGGAAGGTCATGAATTGTGTAGCACAAAACGGAGCATGATTTGATAATTTTGTGACTGCTTCATCTATGGCAGTTTTTATTTGAAAATCTGTTAATTCTACTCTAACGACTGGGAAACCTAATCTTCCTAAAATAAAAGATTTAATTTGTTCTTCAAAATGACTAAACTCTATTGCATCTTGTAGTGTCATATCATTTAATGACGATGATATGATTTCACCTTTAGGTTGAACAGAAAATACATTGTCACCATAAGGATTAGCAAAGCTATTACCATAACTACCTGTTGACGGTCTTATCTGCATTTTATGTTGCCTTTTTCCCCTACAAGGATTAAATTGGGGTGATCTATTTTGTATTCGGATTCAATAATTTCTCCGGGCCTTACTTCTATAATTTTATCTTGTAAAGCAAGCAATAGATTAAATCTACAGTGACTCTTATAAATGTACATTGGTCCCCTTTATATATAGCTAAAAAAAGAAGAAACCCGAGAGATTTTATTTCTCCCGGGCTTCTATTAGTTAAAACTACTTACCTATCAGTTAGTGTTAACATTCACTGTCTTAGCGAATGGTGAGAGTAGGTAGTTGGCAGCAGGTCCAACGATTCTAATTATTCTGTAGAATCTATGTGCTGGTTGTATTGCAGCCTTGCCGTAACGGGTCAAGATACCCTTTCTTGGTTGGAAGGTTTCAGGATCCGTAATGGTTGGTAGTGATTCGATTGGGATGTATGGGCAGTAGACGAATCCACCGTCGAGAGGTGAACCTCCCTTGTAACCCATCATGATTTCGTCTTCAGGCCAGAGAGGATCAATGTAAAGATCGTACTTGCCTGCAAACTTACCACGGTATTCAATCTTGTTGGCACCCATGTTGGTGATGCCTTCAGTCTTGGGACCAATACCACCTTCGAGCTTGGCAGCGGATTCAAGCATTGCACCAACTAGTGGTGAAGTGATGATCCAGTTACCGGGGCCACGGTGTGTGGTCTTGTAAATGTCCTGTGAGGCGAAGTTTAGAACGCCTAAGAGGTTAGCATAGACATGACCAACATGCTGTGGTGCGAAAGGTAGAGACGAGCTTGTAAAGTCGCAAAGGAAAACATTGCTCGGCTTGCTGGTTGAACCAAAGTCGCTAGTTGGCATTGTTCCCTGAGCGTAATCAAAGGCAGCGGGAGTAAATGTTGCAGCAGTTACGGGGTCAACACCGCCAATTGCACCGAAGTTGTTTGAGTTTAAATTATCTAGTGAGCTAGGATACCAACCACCTAAGTGACCAAAAGTACCTGCCTTAACATTGTAAGCAATACCACGAAGGTCTTCTAGTAGTTCACGGTCAATTTCAAGTTCCAACTCCTTGGACATGAGTTCAGTTAACTCACGCTCAAGATCAAGGTTGTGGTAAGCCTTGAGATCTTGGCTAGCTTCAATTGTCCAAAGAGCACGCATCTTCTTGGTGCGTGCAACAACGGGCTGTTGTTCAATTGAAATGTTGAGTTCGGGGATTGCGGTTCCAGCTAAGTATTCACCTGCTGAAATGCTCCAACCTAGAATTGTTTTGCTATCAGGCCATCCGGCAATTTGACCACCGTAAGTAGTGGAAGCAACGCCAGTAACATTACCCGACAATCCGCCAAATACCGCTGAAGTGTTGGGTGCTGTATTGGTGTCAAGGTCAATGTTAGCTGTTGGGTTACCGTTTGAATCAGAGAAGATTGCACTGGTTGTCGCACCACGATAAGTTAGATTGTACTTGCTGTACAACTGTTGCTTGGTGGAACCTGACTGACGAGCAGAACCGAGGTAGAAGATCTGTGATACTGGACCTTCCATTGGCTGAACTGAACCAATCTTGTTGAAGATTAGTTCTGGGAATACTCTACGAACGAGTGGGAAGGCGAACTTTTGGAAAGTGCCTAAACGACCAGCGGTGGTTGCACCTGCTGATAGATCTTCGTTCATTTTAACTTGCTGCGAAACTATAGCCTTAGCTTGGTTTTCGAGCAGAACTGCTGTAACTCTAGCGGTGTATTGGTCACTAATGCCTTCTAGAACAGGTGACCACTTCTCGACTAGTTTGTTGTGGTTGGGATTAATTCCTAATGTGTCGGACATATTTTACCTCAAGTTTTTGTTTTTGGCATTAGGGCCATAACACTTTCAGTCAAGAACTGGTTGTTTACCTTAGACTCTTTCTTGACTGGAGTATTTTTCATCTCGTCGGCAATTATTACTGCCTTCTCTGATGTCTTGAAGGGAAGACTGGCTTGTTCAGTTAGTTGTTCAATCTCCCCAGCAAGATATTCTGATTGTTCTTCTAAAGTTTTATTCTTTTTTGAAAGAATTTTTACGGTGCGTTCTAATTCTTGAACTTGCTTAACCGCAGAATTTAATTCCTCTATTAGAACTTGATTTTCTTCTTCTACTTTGGTTTGCTCTTTGACAACCTGAGAAACAGCACGCTTCTCATCTGTGTCATTAAATTCTAAAGCAACCAAAGATTTGATGCTTTCGAAAAGTTGTGCGTTGCGATAAACTTCGCTCTCCTCTTGGAGTTCCTTGAGCGCGTGTTCCTTGATGGATTGTATTTCCATGCGTAGGAAGCCTTTTACTTTTGATTCTAGAAGTTTAACTCTTTGGTTAACTTCTTCCTTGATTACAGAATCAACTAACTCTGCAATTTGGGTTACTGTCTCTTCGGACAAACCTTCAGGTAATAAATCTGCTATTGTTTTTACTTCTGACATAAATGCTCCTAGGATCTATACTTATTTATAATAGTTAAAATAAAACCCTCAAAATTTTTTATTTTTTGTAACGATTTACTATTTTATCTATTTCACGAGCAAGAGATTCAGCCCTACTAATCTCTTCTATATTCACATCTTCTATGATCTCTTCAGGCTTATATTTTAAATCTAACTTATTTTTAAGTAAGGTAACAAAAACATTTTCCCGTAGAGCCTGTTGTTTAGTCTTTTGTTTTAATAGCTGAGTTGACTCGGAAACGCTTGGGAATGCTCCTCTTGTGCTTGGATCAGCAACTAAGTCGAAAGTTACCATTTTGTAATCTTCTTGAACTTCTTGCTTGCCCGGAGTATCGTCGCATTCCTTTAAGCTACCTAGACCACGGCTTGAAATACCTATTCTAACACCGTCTTTAATTAATTGCTGTGCTACTTTACCTGCTGGAGTGTTAAGTAATTCAGCTTCTCCGATGAGCTTGTTGCCATCCCATCCGAGCTTGGTAATTAAGTGTGAGACATTAGTTAATTTAACAGAGGTATACTCAGGGTGATCTAGTTCACCTAGTAATCTTCTCTCTGTAATCATAGGCATTAATTT